GGGGCAATAGGGACATTGAGAAGCTAGGCGAACGTTCCAAGTTCGACAGGCTCCAGTGGACAAAGATTCAACCTCGTTACGCCGAACTCAGGAAGCGCAGGATAGATGAGAGAGATTATTATGAGCGCAAGGAACAGGATGTAAGGCTAGGAAAAAGGAAGAATCCTGCGGACATGGATTACAAAGAACGGCATGAGGCCACAATGGAAGCCGTCAGGAAAATGAAATTTACGGACAACTTTATGCATTTAATGACCACTCCTGTCGCTAAACTGGCATTGGAGCGTGGGGAAGTAGTCGAGGATATTGACTTCGACGGTACGCATACAGGAAAGTTTTTGACGCAGGAATGGTTTGATAAAGACAAACAGAAATACGTTCCTGTCGGCCTTCCGAATGGTGGTATTCTAGGGTTCAAGCGTTCGGAGACGGGCGAAGGATACGGGACAATAAACGTTCCCGGAGCGGAGTTGAGGCAGGTTTCTAGCGGTCAAATGGACAGGATGAAATTGGAGGATGGGAAATGATTACCAAAGACACTGAATTGATGACACCGGAGCAACGCGACGCGGTAGAACGCGCCAGAAAAAACGCACCGCCAATCGAGATTTTCGTGGAGATAGCGAAATCTATTCATCAAACCATTCCAAATGTAGATGATAGACCGGGATGGAGACATGGCGCAACGAGGATGATCACACGTATCGGGGGAGTAAATGCTTATGAAATCGAAGACGGCTTAGCTCCTTCCGATCTTAACCTTTCCAAGATTGACTACATTGTGTTCTATCGCCAAGCAGTAAAGAATAAACACACTGGAGAGGTAAAATACTTTGCCACTTGGGTTCCTTTTGGATCAGTGTCAGAGGTTCACCACGGTCAAACGATTGAAATAAAAGGTGACGGAATCTCTATTGAGTGGGACCGTGAGGACGTGGAAGAAAAAGCGAGAGAATCGTTTCTTAAGCTGCAAGAGATGTGCGAGGAGTTCTACAACCGGGAGGATGTGTGAGCGCACAGGAAAATAGAATAGAGGTATTGCAAACTGAACTTGCCGCTCTTAAGCAGCAGCGCAAGGAAAAGGCTATTGCCGCCAAGAGATCGAAAAAGTGGGTGAGCGTCAAAAAGAGAATGCCAGGGGATGATGATCCATGGGACTGGATTGACAGCATAAAGGCGGCTGTTCTCATCTGGAGGAATGGTCACGTAGAGCATGGATGTTACGATAAAGAAAATAAAAGATGGTACGAGGATGATGGAACGTATTGTTATATTTGGGCAAAAGAGACAACTGAAGGAATCACACATTGGATGGATCAACATTGGCGTACCGCAGATTGCTGGTATCCCCCATACGGACCAGGAATAGTCAACCGTATCGTATATATATGGAGAAGGTTTACCCAAGGAGTATCAGATACGGCGCACGACATGAGGCCGAAATCGTGGAGCATGGGAAAAGCTCAACTAGATAAAAAAGTGGTATTTTACAAGGACGCATCAGGAAAGATTATGAGCGGTATGCCTGAGAATCTTCCTGCGCCGCGAGGATACGAAAAGATTATCTGCAATTCCGCACATGAAGCGGAGAGGTTGTCGGAACTTCAAAGGCGACAGGAAAGGGTTGAGCATCGACGCCAGCAGGAACAAAGAGGGGCGATTGAAGCCGAGTTCATCGGCCAGATCAGGAGCGACCGTAGGACTTTGATGGCAAATGCCAGAGATAACAAAAACAGGGATTTCCTGCGCAGGGCTGAGGAAATGAGCGAGGGTAGGAAAAACCCAACAGCGTATGAGAGGGAAAGCTACCTCCACGCAGAAGCCTACGAAAAAGGGCACTAGACGGTTGACAAGATTTGGTTTACTATGCGTTTAGCCACGTCTGAGGATGCGGCATGTACCGGGAGGAAAGTGACCATGAGTGACGTACCTTAGACTAGAAACTCCGTCTCCTCAGCAGACAGAGACAATTCGTTGGCGTGTTCCTAATTGGGAAGCCTCTGACTCTGAGAAGATCGCTTGGGTTGATGAGCAGGTTTCCGAAAGCGAGGGTTGGCTTGAGGGTCAGCCGTCCTATAAAAATCTAAATCAGAATCTACGTGTCTTTGATGGGATTTTCAAAGACAAAACTCGGTCAAGTCTCGTCACAAACGAATTACGATATTCCGTCAATAAATTTTGCACGACGATGGCGGAAGTTCGTGAAATCGCGGGATTTAGCTCCGATGTACCCAATTACAAAAAAATGGCTGAGATGCTCACTGGAGTATCGAAGGCTGTTTATTTAGAGTCTGACTTTCCCCTTCAAATTCTCAAGGCTCTGCAATACGCGACGGTCATGGGTGTCGGATACCTCTGGGCGAAGGTCCGTGGCTCTCAATATAATTTCGGTCCAAGAGAATTAGTATTTGACGCGCTAGGACTATTGGACGTAATGCCTACGCAGGTGCCGTCAAAGACAAATGATGTTCAGGATGCCTATTCGGTAACGATTTACGACTATATGCCGATTGCGGAGGCGTGTGCAAGATTTCCTCTATTCGCAGGCAAATTTCAAACAGTCGGGCGCAATAACTACAAATCTCTGATTCAGGCGCAGCGGCAGGACTTTGCTGCAACGTGGCGTTACGGGCAAGTGGGGGAGACGCAGAGCAGGAGCTTCGGAAACCTCTACACAGAGATAAGATACACATTTGTAAGGGACATACGAATCAACACATCTGGTTTAGAAATGAAGATGGGAGACGAGGGAACGTCCTGGTTTTATAAAGTACCGGCGCTAGGACAGGAAATCTTTGGAGGGATGAAGAATGGCCAACCTTACTATCGCCCTGCAATGGTGGAGGACTGCCGCATCTACCCTAACCTTCGGCTCATCATTACGTCTTCAGGACTCGACCAAGTTATGTACGACGGTACTTCTTTCGACTGGGACCCGGAAATTCCAATAATCCAATACACAGTAGACGATGTAGCGTGGGAGCCTTCAGGAAGATCGTTAGTAGGGGATGTAGCGTCAATCCAGACAACGATTAGGAAGCATGAGCGCAAGGTCGATCAGACCATGACGGCCAAAAAGAATCCTCCAATGGGCTACGATCTGGATACCAATGGAGGAGCGAAGATTGAGCACTTCGATATATTTGAGGAAGATGTTCGTCTAGGACTAGCAGGCGGTCAGGAGCCAACAAAGGCATTTCAATCCCTGCTTCCTGATACGGTTACAGTCGATAATATAGACTTCACTTGGCTGAAATACCTTTCTGAAAAACTCCTAGCGCAATTAGGATTGAACGATGTTGGCAACTTGGCCAATATGAAGTTGAATATCGCCAACGACACAGCAGATAAGGAAGTAGGGGCTATCGGTCCTATCGCCAGAGGGATTGCGATGAGGATTGAGAAGGCGAATAAGAAGTTGGGCGAGAGGATGAAGTACCTTATTCCTCAATGGTTTGACGCTGCTAGGCTTATTGAGTATGTTGGACCTGACGGAATTGCAAAGGAGATGTTCGACCTCAATCCTGATGACATGGTTCCAAGCCATTTGCCTGATGAATTCATAAACGGAAATATGTACCCCACCACGCCGTCGATGTACGACAGACTGACGAGGGCAAAGTATTTCGTTCGGAAACTAAGGTTGATTTCCGTGCCGAGTACACTGTTGAAGATCACACAAATCCAGGAGCAAATGAAGTGGCTTCAACTAAAGCGCCAGCCTGATTGCCCGGTAAGCTGGGAAACGACAATGGAGAAGTTGGACATTGCCAACCCAAAAGACGAGATGAAGAAATACTTCAAGGAGCAACAGGAACTCACCAAAGCCAAACTGATTGGTATGGCAATGGCGCAGGAGGAAATGAAGAAGCTCGGTATCCAACCGCCAGAGGAAGGTGGAGGTAAGGGCGGCGGTGGAGGCAAGGGTGGAGGCGGAGGATTACACGCAGGTGGACGGCCCCCTTCGGGAAGCAAGCCGCCTCGCATATCGCAAAAAGGTGCGGCAGGTGGAACGCCCAGAACCGTGGTGAAGGAATCCTGATAACTGTAAGAAAACAAACAACATAAGGAGAAGGAATGGCAATCAAGGTCAAGACACAGAAATCATATTACGTCACGGAATTTAATCTGGAATTACCTGCTCACGCTGGTGAACTCGACGACACATTGAAGGCAATCCAAACCACAGGAAAAAGCGTCACTCTGTATAATGATGGGAGCGTGCTTGGAATTAACGTAGAGCAGAAAGAAAAGATTCCATCTGAGGTGATTGACCAGAAAATTCGTGATCTTTTAGGTTTGGATACAAAATTTCTGTAAAAAGTGCTTGACAAACAGGTACGAATTGCTGTAGGTTTTTGAAAGAGATTCATCGAGATACATGCGCCCCTCGCGCAGAAGTTTAGAGGGAATACGCAATGGCTCATTAGGCGAAGTGGCCTGATGGGCCATTTCCTTTTGCAGTCAACCTCAAACAAAAAAGGAGTATTCCCAATGGCAAAGCATCGTGTAGGCGGAAAAAAGGCGCACGTGAAGAAAGTCGGCAAGAAGCGCAGAGGCGGCAAGCGTCACAGCAAGAAGAGCGCAATCAAGGCGTAGTTGGTAGCCACTAACCGTTAGACGGAGACGAAATGGCTACACCAGCAATGCCACCAACGCCAGATCAAGGAGGATCGCCCCCTTCGGGAGCAGGTGGTCCTCCTTCTCCACCTCAAAGTGGACCACAAGGAGGCGCACAGCCTCCATCGCAAGGTCCAGCCAATCAAATCCAACAATTGCTCGGCCAATGGTCGCAGGTAGCGCAGCAAATCGCATCTGCGTACCCTCAGATTGCTTCACAGATGAACAAGGTCGTACAGGCGATAGGAGAGGCACAGACGGCAATGGTTACGCCTTCTCAGCCGACTCCAATTTCGCAGCAACCTCAAGTAAGCTAACGAACACAAATCCGGGAGAATAGTGCAAATGACATTAGCCGAAGTTTTGAAGAATTCGGGCTGGAGCCAGGAGCAGATTGATGCTCTTGACGCGAAAGCCATGAGTGGGCTTACCAGCTACGTTTCCAATATCGAACAGACAGCGGCACAGAAAGAACAGGCGGCAAAAGA